TACTCCCGATACAATGCACTCCGAACTTACCTCTCTACTTTCGTCGAGGGACTCAAGAATAATCGAGACGCAAACGACATTGTACACCCCGATTTTATGCAGTGTGTCACAGCTACAGGACGGCTCAGCTCTCGTAACCCCAACTTCCAGAATATGCCCCGTGGCTCTACGTTTGCTATCAGGAAAGCAATGGTCTCTCGTTTTGACGGAGGAAAAATCCTCGAAGCTGACTACGGACAACTCGAGTTTCGTGTCGCCGGATTCCTAGCCAACGACCCACAGGTGTACCACGACGTGGAGAGTAAGACAGATGTACACAGTGTTACTGCTGAGATCATTGGGTGTTCCCGCCAAGATGCTAAAGCGCACACCTTTAAACCTCTTTACGGGGGCACCACAGGTACTCCTGATCAACAGCGATACTACCGGACTTTTAAAGAGAAGTATGCTGGCGTGACGGCGTGGCACGATAAGCTACAGAGTGATGCGGTGGAGAAGGGCTTCATCACGCTCCCGTCAGGAAGACAGTACGCCTTTCCGGGAACGACATGGACTGAATGGGGTACGGCGACCAACCGCACATCCATCTGTAACTACCCTGTGCAGGGATTCGCAACGGGTGATCTCTTACCAATAGCCTTAGTAAAGTTACATAAGTCTATGAAATCAAAGGACTTAAAAAGTGTTATATGTAACACGGTTCATGATAGTATAGTACTTGACGTATTCCCCGGAGAGGAGGATACTTGTACTACCCTCGTGGTAGAGGCAATGATGTCACTACCCGAAGAGTGTCGGCGGAGATACGGTATTGAATACGATATGCCAATCTCAGTCGAGTGTAAGATGGGGTCCAACTGGTTGGACACCGAAGTTGTTTACGCAAATTAAGGAGAGCGTAATGGGCGAAGTGAGCGTTTTGGACAATCCTTTCGACAGTATGTTGGAAGCAGTGAAGGCAGGTAACACGCAGGATTTGATGCGTCTATCTGGTCAAGCAGATGAGGACACACCCAAGGCAGGGCTGTCTCGTTTGAACATCAACTACGATACGGACACAGATGAGGGGCACTCCCTCAAGAAAGGCACATGGAAAGTGTACTATGATGGTGAGTTTGTTTATGCAGACTCTGTGCAGTTCCGCCCGTTGGTGCGGACATACGAGTGGTCTGTGTGGGATCAGGAGGAAGGTAAGTTTTCTAGCCGTTCCATCCAAGCACCCTCATTGGACTACCAGTTCCCAGACACAACGGGAGGTAACAAGTGTGGCCGCCTAACTAAGTCTGAGGAGGAGCAACTTGGGGAAGACCACCCGCAGACCTTAGCCTCACGTCTCGCTACGTGTAACCAAGTGTTCTACGCAGTGATTAACATGAAGGGCAAGACCGCTGATGGTAAAGACGTCGAGATCAAGGATTATCCTGTCGTCACATACTTCAAGCGTTCAGGCTTCCGTCCTGCGCGTGAGGCGATCCAGAAGCTCGGTAACACTCCAATGAATGAGGTGGTGTTTGAGTTGACTACGAAGCGACATAAGATGGGGAGTGTGACTTACTTCACCCCTGTGTTTACGCAATCGCGTAGTGTTCGTCTGGACGGTCCTACAACTGAGTTACTCACTATGTTCCTCGAGACTGTGAAGGCGTCGAATGCGAACATCTTGGAGCAACATAAGGAGGCTGTAAAAGCTAAGTCCTCGACCGAGGAAGTTGACTTGGCGGCGGACTTTAATTGATGCTAGCGGAAGTTCAGGTTAAGAACTTCCTTCAAGCGGCCACGAGGGGGGAAGCAGAGCTTTCCCCTTCTGTGCTTGAGGAGTTCGCACAGGAATGCCGACAGGCACTCGAAAAGCAATTTAACCGCAACCCTGAGTGGCGGATACGTATGAGTGGGTTAGGACGGCCCCTCTGCCAACAGGTACATGGACGGGACGGTAAGGACGAGGAGATGTCCTACAATGCTATCATGCGCTTCCTCATCGGAGACCTTGTGGAGTGTGCAGTGATGGCGATCCTCAAAGGAGCGGGGATCAATATCGTAGAGGCACAGGGAAAGTGCCAGCTTAACGTCGGGGGTGAGGAGGTACAGGGTACCCTAGATTTGATTCTCGACGATCCTGTGGATGGAGAGAAGGTCTGGGACGTAAAGTCGGCAAGCCCCTACTCNTACCAACAGAAGTTTAGTAAGGGGTACGACAATCTTAAAGAAGATGATCCCTTCGGGTACTTGATGCAGGGACACCTGTATGCAGAATCGAAGGGGATGGACTTCGGCGGATGGATTGTGGTGGATAAGTCGAGTGGCGAAATCCAGTTTGTGCAAGCACCGGACGATCAGCAAGAAGACAGGGATCACTACATCTCTGAGGCTGGTAAAGTTGTTGAAGCCCTGATGTCGAACTTCTCATACAAGAAGCCTCCGATAGAACCTATCCCGGAAACGTACAAGAAAGATGGGGTTCCCCACGAGACAGGGAACAAGCTCCTCGCAAAGAACTGTACTTTCTGTGGTTATCGTAAGCACTGCTGGCCCAACGCGGTGCAACATCCGAAGGTAACGTCAAAGGCGAAGAACAAACCTTTCGCGTGGTACCACACATTGAAGGTAAAGGAATTATGAAGACAGCAGATATTAAGAAGGTAGTTGAGCTACAGGGTAGGATTCTCAAACTCAAAGATCGTATCATGAAGGATGTCGCAAAGCACAACACGATGGTCATTGATGAGTTACGACCTATGCTTGAGGACGTGCAGTACGCCACGATCTACCAAGTAGGAGACATGACCTACAAGAGGGGTAAAATATTTAGTCAGTTAGACTGCCAAGACTACGGTCTTAGCGTTAAAGCCGACGGGTTAGCCACCCTCCGGAGAATTGTTGTGGAGGATAAAGATGCCCCTTCTGATGACACAGAAAGTGGACCGTCAGCTTCTCTACCTGAATGAGGGAGCTCACGCAGTTTACATAGAGTCGGCCGGCAGTAGGGGAGGAGATGCTTGGACACGCTGGGCGCGTAACTTTGAGAGGTGCCTACCCTTGACGATGTGGTCCCATAATGGGACTGCCTTATCTCATGAGACATGGGAGCGGGACGGTAGGAAAGCTACTGATGAGTTGGTTAACATATCGAATACTGTCCGGCAGGGTAGGGTGGTGCTATTCCCCGGCGATGACTACACCCGAGCACTCGAGCAAATCCGGAGTACAACTCCTAAATTGCACGATAGAATTTCTCAATCGATACAAGGACTTATGAACGTATGAGTAAACCAGTCCGACATAAGTTCCGCTCTGATTATGAGTTGAGTGTAGCGAAGTACCTTGCAGAGCAGGGGATTAAATACGAGTATGAGTCTGCGAAACTTACGTATCAGCCTAAGCCGAAGACGTACACCCCCGACTTCTACTTACCAGAACAAGGTATCTATGTAGAGGCTAAGGGATTTTTCAGCCCAGCGGATCGCCAGAAGATGTTGCTCGTGATTAAACAGAATACGTCCTGCGATATACGAATGCTTTTCTTACGAGCATCAAACAAATTGAACCGTTCTAGTAAGACTACCTATGGATCATGGTGTGATAAGCATGGTATCCTCTGGGCTGACGGACAGATACCACTGGAGTGGTTGGAGAAGAAAGCATGACAGACTTAACTTTAGATGAAGACAAATTGATTGCCCTCGAGCAGGCCGGCTTACTGAAGGGGCGTTACTACATTGTATTGGAGCCAGTTGAAAGTGAAGATGAGGACGAGGATGGTTTTGCTGTCCGCGCATACGCAACTAAAAATTTTAAAATGGAAGATGGTGATGAGAGTGGGCTGGACCCGACTTATGTGGTCCTTCAAGGATTACTTGGGGCACTCCACGAGCACTTCGACGACGTGTACGACATGGGACTGGAAAGGGTTACGCTGGAGGCGTTGGGTGAAGTCGTCCCAGAAGAAGACCTGAAGCCGGAACATAAGGAACGTATCAAGTCGATGGAAGGTAATGTTATCATGGCTAACTTTGGGGGCTTACAATGAGTGACTCTATTTTCTTTGATCCAGACACTGGCATGACACTAGACATCCCAGAAGATATGGTAGTAAAAGTATCGGACTGGAAGAACCCCGACCACTACAAGAAGCAAGATTTTGAGGCCATCGAGGTCATCAAGTCTGTACTCACGAGAGAACAATTTACTGGCTATCTACTCGGAAACTCGCTAAAATATTTACTACGGGTAAACGATAAAGATATTCCCTTGATGAACGTGGGCAAGGCAGAATGGTACGCGACCCGCGCAGAAAAAGAACTTTCGGAGAAATAATGGAACAAATGTACTGTGGCAAGATTGCCATCGACTACGACCGTGACGAAGACTTCTCGGCACAGGCCCTGAAGTTACTAACGGATTACTATATGTTGCCGGATGAGTCGAGCCCCCAAGAGGCTTTTGCACGGGCGGCCTTGGCTTATTGTGAGGGTGATTATGGATTCGCTCAGCGTATTTATGACTATGCTAGTAAGCGTTGGTTTATGTTCGCTAGTCCTGTGCTTTCAAACGCACCGCTTGATGGCGTTGCGCCAAAGGGACTGCCAATCTCTTGCTTTCTTACTTATGTCGGTGACAATCTTGAGTCTCTCATCGGCCATAACTCTGAAGTTGCTTGGCTCTCCGTGAAGG